ACTAGTAATCCATATATAACATATAATACCGATATTAGATTTGATAATATAATACTGAATCGAGGTTCTTGTTATAGTGAATCTACTGGTAGATTTACTGTTCCAATAGCTGGGATTTATGAAGCTAAATTTACAATTTTAAGTCATAATAATACAACACAAGACCATAGTATAATTCTTAAAAAGAATGGTGCAACTGCAAGTCATGGATATAATGACGTTGCAAGCACTCATGTTCCAATAACTACTTTTTATTTAAGTGAATGTGTTGTTGGAGATTATTTTACAGTTCAGTTAAGTGGTGGACAAATCTTTATAGATGCAAGTGGTCAGTATTCAGCATTTTCTGTCAAGTTAGTAGGGTAGGAGCATAGAATGACAAGCATACTTAAAGTAGACAACATACAAAATGCTAGTGGCACTTCTGCATTATCTATTGATAGTAGTGGTCGTGTTACACAACCTCAAATCCCATGTTGTTTTGTTCAATTAACAACATCAAATGCACAAGATACTAGTAATGCTTACACAACAACTGATACTGATATACGATTTGACAAGATAATTACTAATCAAGGAAATTGTTACAGTGAAAGTACTGGTAGATTTACTGTTCCAGTAGCTGGGATTTATGAAGTTCAAAACTTTTTTATAAGTAATAATGATACATCTTCAGACCATTCTACACACTTAAGAAAAAATGATGTGATTATACATAGGTCATTTAATAGTACTAGTAATGAGCATGTGCAACTTGTTACTCATTGCTTAGTTGATTGTAATGTTGGAGATTATTTTACAGTACACTTAAATAGTGGAAATATTTACATTAATAGTGATGGGAGCTACTCATCATTTACTGTTAAGTTAGTAGGTTAGGAGGGCAGCATGGCATTAACAAAATTAAATTTCGGTGGCAGTCAGACTGCTCTTTCTAGTGTTAATATGCCTTCAGGTTCTATATTACAAAAAGAGATATTTCATCAATCTACAAGTACTCATTTGAGTACTCAAAGCACAACTTCTGCACAAGTAGGCAATGTCCAAGTTTCAATCACACCAAAAAAAGCTAATAGTAAAATTCTTATAGAAGCAACGACTGGTATGGCTTTACTAAATCAAAGTTATTTAAGTTGGGAGTTGTATCAAGATAGTACACCACTTATACAAGTTACACAAAATTATGGCAGTAGTTATTACTATGGTTGGATTTATGGACGTTCTACACAAGGCTCTTTTTATGGACCTTTAACAGCACAACACACTGTTGATGCAAGCTCAACTAATCAACGAACTTATAAACTTTATCACAGAACTTATACTGGCACTGCTATTTCATACTCATGTCATGCGGGGAGTTACATAAAAATGATTGCTACAGAAATTGCACAATAATGGAGATTGATGGCACAATCATATGGAATGTAGTGTTGACACTAATCATCATGCCATTTGCTTGGGCATTTAATAAGATGTTTGCAGAAGTAAAACGATTGCAAATACTACTGAATAAGACAAGAGAAGAGTACGCATCTAAAGATGATTTGCGTGATACGTCTGGTCGTGTGATGGAAGCCTTGCACAGACTAGAAGATAAGTTAGACAAGGTTCTGAATGTGAGGTGACATTGTGCTTGAAATGCTAATGGTAGCAAATAGTGCTTTTGCAGTCATCAAACAAACACTAGAAAATGGTAAAGATATAGCCTCGGCAGGGTCTTCGATAAGTCGTTTTATTGGCGCTGAAGAACAACTTCAAAAAGATTTACATAGAAAACGTAACAGTATTTGGACTGGTTTATCTGGTAAAACAGATAATGATCTTGAAGAGTTTATGGCACTTGAACAGATAAGACAGAAACATGACAAGCTTAGAGAGTATATGCAACTGTATGGTAGAGCAGGGTTGTGGACTGACTATCAAGCATATTGTGCTGAGGCTAGAAAGAATAGAAAAGAAGCTGCAGAAAAAGCAAAGAAACGTAGAGAAGAAGTCAAGGAACTTATTCTTAAAATTATTTTAATAATATTGATAACTGGAATGTTAGTAGGTGTTGTAACTGTCCTTGTTATCATAGCCAAAAAGAAAGGAATAATATGATTCAATTACTAGGTCCTATAGCAAATATTGCAACAACTTGGCTTGAAGGAAAGAAAGAAAAAGCCAAAGCTAAACAACAATTAGAAGTTGCCAAGGTGCAAGCACAAGTAAAAAAAGTAGAACAAGATGGATCATGGGAAGAGAAAGCTATTGATGCCAGTGACAATAGTTGGAAAGACGAAGCATGGACTATTACTTTTATCTTACTAATTGTAGCTTGTTTCATACCTGCATTACAACCATACATATCTGATGGCTTTAAATTTCTTAGAGAAGATTGTCCAGACTGGCTTAGTTACGGAATACTAGCATCAATTGCAGCATCTTTTGGTCTTAAATCTATAGCAAAATTAAAAAAATAAGAGGAATAAAATGAATATAGAACAACTAAAAAAAGATTTGATTGAAGATGAAGGTGTTAAATATGAAATATATTTAGACCATTTAGGTTTACCTACGCATGGGATTGGTCATCTTATAACTGAATGGGATGAAGAATATGGTAAGCCAGTAGGTACACCAGTATCAGAGGAAAGAGTTAATCAATGTTTTGAGGTGGATGTTCAAGGCACAATACAAGAATGTAAACATTTGTATAATGACTTTGATGATTTACCAGAAGAAGCACAATTAATCATTGCAAATATGATGTATAATATGGGTCGACCTCGGCTTTCTCGTTTTCATAAAATGAAAAAAGCTGTTGATAATCGTGATTGGTATGAGGCAGCTTATGAAATGACTGACTCGAAATGGGCAAGACAAGTACCAAATAGATCACATAGATTAATTGATAGGATGAAAAACATTACTTAATTTTTCTTCTTGATCTAACTTTATATCCATTCTTTGCATATCGTTCTGCATCTTTGGCAACATAAGTTTCTCTTATTCTTTTTTTGCCATCATATATATAATATTTTGTCATTAGTTTTTTCATGTGTAGTTGTTTGTGTAGTTAAATAATATTTAAATTATAAAATAAATGCATAAAAGCAGTAAAAAAATATTACTAATGCAGTAATGCATAATCTTAGATAAATTTTTCCTAGCCATTTTTTGCTTGTATTACAAGGGATCAAGACGTTATATCTGATGTGTTTTGGTTGGTCATGAAAGAGGGTCATTTGTTACTCCTTTACATTGACATCGAAGGGGTCACTGGTTCAATCCCAGTTAGTCCCACCACTTTCCGATGGTTGTTAAATTTAGTGTGTAGTGATTTGTGTAGTAAAAATTTCATTTTAGTTTATTTATGCCTATTTTTTTCTGTTCATTAGATACTGTAGCATACTTTTGAACCATTTTTAAATCTGCCCATCCACCTAATTGACGAAGAGATTCTACATCTCCACCAGACATCATGTACCATGAAGCCCAATGATGTCTCCAATCATGTATAGTAAAGTGTGGGATGAGAGGTTTACCAAGTCTAGCTAGTTCTGTGTTAGCTCTTTTTAATGCAGTCTGGTGTGCTCGTTTTGGTCCTTGTTTAGCATATGGTTTGCCATGTATGTTAGCAAATACATATTCTGATGTAGGTTTTATATTAAGTAGTGCATCTTTTAATCTAGGATGCATGG